TGTGGTGCCAAAGAACAACATTTTTGTCGTATTCGACTTAAATGGTGCGGAGATTAGAACTCTATTGTCCTTATCTACTGGTACCCACCCCCGTGAGGACGTACATGAGTTCAATGTTAAGAATGTCTATAGAGGAATTGGAACAAGAGATAAAGCAAAGAAAAGATTCTTCGCATGGCTTTACAATCCCAATGCTGAAGATTATCTAACGGAGAGATACTACAACAAAACAAAGGTTCTCAAGAAGTTTTATAGCCACGGTGAAATTTACACACCATTCGGAAGAAAGATCCAGACAGATGACTTTCATGCACTTAACTATCTTTTGCAGAGCACATCATCAGACAATTGCATGATGCAGTGTATTAAAATAAATAAGTTTTTAAAAAATACCAACTCATTTGTTCATTCTGTAATACATGATTCCTTGACAATTGATTTAGATTTAAACGACCGACATCTTCTACCTCAGATACAAGAGATCTTTGAGGATACGCATCTTGGGTGGTTTAAGTCTTCGGTTCACGTTGGACATAACATGAAAGATATGTTGGAGGTATCATGGTCTTAATTGGAATAGGAAATGCAGGTCACAATTTGATTAATGCGTTTGGAAAACATCACGAGAAAATATCAATCACCGCATCTGATTTTCCGAAGCACTGCAAAAATACAGAGGACTTTGAGCGCCACTGTCCAGATTTTAGTGATCGTTTGAAATTTGAAGATGAAGAGTGTTGGGCCTTTTTGTGCGGCTCAGGCAAGGTTCCCGGTTGTACATTAAGAGTGTTGGAGACCATTAAACATAAAAAAATAAATATTGTATATGTTTACCCGGATACAACATTGTGTAATTCAATACAATTAAAGAGAAACAAAGTCTTGTACAATGTATTACAAGAGTACACAAGGTCTGGTTTGTTCAATAAGATGTATCTGTTCTCCAATAAATGTATCCTAGATATCATTGGAGATCAACCCATCACCGAAATGTATAATATGATTAATAAACAGATAGCATACTCAATTGAGACACTGGAGTGGCTTAAATTACAGACTCCAATCATGGGATCTGAACACGAAGCTAAAAATGTTTCACGAATTTGTACCCTGTCCGTCGGAAATATGAAAAAAAATGAAGAAAATATGCTTTTTTTTCTTGACAACATCACTGAAGCAAGTTATCTTTATAGTGTAAGCAAAAAACAGTTAGAGAAAGACAAGGACATGCTTAACAAAATAAAGGAGAAAATTGTGAAAGATGAAGAAAATAAAATTGTATCATCATTTGCTATCTATCCTTCCGAGCATAACCAGTCATTCTTTTATTCATTGAAACTTACACATTATATCCAAGAAAAAAAATAAAAAAAAGTTCTTGACAAATTTTTTTAAACAGGTTATATTAATAAAGTAAGCAAGAAAAGCTCAATAAAAAATTACAAACAACTAAGAAAAAAAAGTTAAACTTTTTTCTTGACAAACCATAACAAACATGTTATATTAATAAAGTAAGCAAAAAACTTGCAACGAGTAAAGTCATTGATGTTCATCATCACAACCCTTAGAACACAATCCACTTTTCCACTGTAGGAAATCCTTACAAGACATTCACAATAGGAGTTAAATATGTCTAATACTTACACACAATACACTGGTACTTTCACAAAAGCTGATGGTTCAACTCGTACAATGAACTTTGTTAAACCACAAGATTTGCCTTATACGCATTTCTCTTCCAATCAGCGTAAACCGCAAGTATCACGTGATGGTAAGACGCAAGTCGTATGGGATGTTGATAACAAGTCTTTTAGACGATTCAACACATCTACGCAAATCGGTTCTTTGACCGAATCAAAAGTCCAAATTACATTTGGCAGTTAATCGATAATTGGTTACCTTAATTCAGCGGGGGGATAATATCCCCTCGACTTTAGTCTGCATAGACAAAAAACTTAGCTTAACACAGGAGAATTAACATGGCTATAAATTTAGATCTAATGAGAAAGAAACTTGGAGTTTCTCAAAACAATGGTAAAGTTGAAGACAATACCAAATGGCGCCCTAGCGAAGGCGATCAAACTGTACGTATCCTTCCCGCAGCGGATGGAGACCCTTTCAAAGAATTTCATTTCCACTACAACGTGGGTAAGAATCCGGGAATTCTTTGTCCTAAGCGCAATCATGGAGAAGATTGCCCAATATGTGACTTTGCATCTAAACTCTGGCGAGAAGGTGTAGAAAAGAATGATGATACCTCAAAGCGAGAGGCTAAAAAGCTATTTGCTCGAAAGCGATACTATTCTCCTATTATAGTTCGTGGCGAAGAGAGCAAAGGTGTGAGAGTTTGGGCTTACGGCAAGACTGCTTATGAGACTTTACTATCCTATGTCCTTGATCCAGACTACGGAGATATCACACATCAGGAAACTGGAACCGATATTGTATTGACTTACACTGTTCCCGGTACTCCCGGATCATTCCCCAAGACTGCTTTAAAGCCACGTCGCAGACCCTCTGTTTTATGTGATGATGCTGTAGCTGACTGTGATGAATTAATAAGCTCGATTCCTGAGATTGAGACCCTGTTCCAGCGGCACTCTACTTCCGATGTACAAGCCTTGCTGGACGAATACCTGTCCTCCGATGTTACCTCAGAGGGTTTCTCCAAAGAGTCTGAGCGCTACAATAGTAACAAAGATTCTGTTGATTCAGCTTTAAAGAACTTCCTTAACCAAGGTTGATTGGGAGTGTTGGCCCCGCACTTTAAATAGGGGCACTTTAAATAGGAGCACCAATATGGAAGAGAAAATTAATAAGATTAAAATTCAACCCACAGATGAATCAATCAGAAGTTACGGAAACGTAAATATTGAATGGAGTACGGCCCTTTTTGAATTGGTAAACAATTCAATCCAAGCAGCATCTGATCGTGACTTGGATTTAGAATTAGAAATTGGTATGTTTTTTAATGAAGACGAAGTACTAAATAAAATTTGTATATCTGATAAAAGCGGAGGTATAAGTAGACAAGATATAAAACTGGCTCTGACTCCCTCTGGAAAGAAACAATCAGAAGCTACACTTAATGAACATGGTCTTGGGTTGAATGTCGCAATTGAGTATTTTATTAGAGATGAGGGACAATTTCAATTAATTAGTCATTTGAAGGATGATGCTTTTATGATTGATGATAAGGTTTCCTATGAATATGAAATCCCACTAAAGCCAGTCGAGAAAAGAAAAACCGACAGTGGTCTGGATGTAATTTTTGATAATATTTCTTCATTTGAGTATTGCGAATACCCATCTAGAGTAACTTCAAAAGGTTTTGACACTTGGATGGAGGCAAATAAAAAATACCGCTACAAATATAAAGAATTCATTGACAATGGAAAAAGTTTTAATATAACTTTTAAGTATGAATGCGGTACTAGAAGTACAATTAGAAGGTTTTCACCAATAAAGCCTGCTCTTCAAAACCCATTGACTGGGCGTGATGAATTTTTAACACAATTTACTTTAACTAGAGATGAATTGCAAGTTATGTTTAAAATAGGTGTCGCCCAACAAAACAAAGAATCTTATAATTACGAATTAAAAAACGGTAATCGAGTTTGTAACAATATTCACCCTTATAGGGTTGGTCACAACTGCTTTGGGTTCGAGGTGTTTTATAAAAGTGTTATGATTCAATCTGCAAACTTAGAAACCGTGCCAATTGTAAATGATAGTTATGGGCATAATTATGATACCGCCGCCTTATTAAGAGGAGAGATGCATGTATTGGCAGGCGCTAGCTCTGTTTTTACAAAAGACGGCTTATCTATGGATAAAAATTTATCCTCTATTATTAACCAAGCAATTAATATAATTAACGGCGCAGAAGAGCACCCTACATTGCGTAAAAAACTTAATTATATGAAAGATTATGTTAACAGGTTGAATTATTCTAAGGGAGAAATTCCAAAGGAAGTTGTTTTAAGGAAAAGACATAGACAGTTGATAGAGTCCATGGGCCATGAAGTACGCCAAGAAGTATTTAATGAGCATGGTATCGCTGACATGGTAGTTGACAATAAACTTTATGAACATAAAAGATCAGAAACCAAAACAGACGATGTACTGCAACTCTTCAAATACGTAATAGCTTTTAAAGATAATCCTAAGATTAATACGTTTGAACTTTGGGCCCCATCACACTCAGATAGTGCTAAAAAAATGCTTGAAGATTTGAGGCCATGTATGGAATTTTATAACAACGCTACCATGAAGCTAACCAAAATGCCATCTTTGATGACTAGAGCAGAGCTTACTGATGATGAAAAAGATTTACTAACAAAAACAAAAAGGAGAAGAAGTGGGAGAAGTACTCAAAATGAAAACAGGAAAGATTAACGTTGCTGATCTTGCAAAGAAGATCAACAAGAAATTAGGAATTGAGGTTGCTTTTGACCTTAATCAATCAGATCCGGTATCCGTTAAGGATTGGATTCCAACCGGGTCAAAGTGGCTGGACTTAATTATAAGCCCCGGCCAAGAAGCAGGAATCCCTGTCGGTAAGATTACTGAGTTGGCTGGCTTGTCTGGCTCTGGTAAATCTTTCATGGCAGCACAGATAGCC